CGTCTTACTTGGGATAAGCCTGATTTGACCGCTGACGAGCTTAACCTATATTTGAATGTCTGTAAAGAGGTTATCAACCTAGAGGTCGTCTCAGCGCATCTGAACAAGCTTAACGAGATGTTTGACGTTGCTGATGACCAAACTGAGATGACTGTCCGGCTAGCAGAAATCATTAAGGCAAAATCACAAGAATATCATCAATGTGAGACCCGAATTGAGAATTTGACGAAAAAGCTCCAAGGTGACCGTGCGGAGCGAATGAAAAAGAATCAAAAAGATCATGCCTCATTTCTCGCCATCGTTCAGATGTTTCAAGAGGAGGAAGAGCGTCAAACCATGATAAAAATGGCTGAGATGCAAAAAAAGATAATCAAAGAAGAGGCCGAACGCTTAGAAGGTATGGCCGAGTGGAAAGCCCGTGTATTAGGAATAAGTCAAGACGATGCAATTTGAATGTAAAGAATGCGGCAAAGAGTTCAGCAGCCAACGTAGTCTGCACACTCACCTAAAGGCTCATAACATGTTTATGGGGGAATACTACGTCAAGCACTACCCTCGCCATGACAAGTTAACGGGCAAGCTTATAGAATTCAAGAATGTAAAGCAATATTTTTCATCCAATTTTAATCGCCCTGCAAACATGTTAAAGTGGTGCAATACAGCACCAAAACATGAGGCAAAGGAGTTTGTATTGGAGGAGCTTAAAAAAAGACTTGAGGAAAAGGAACTTAGCCTAGCTCCATCTAGTATATATTTAAAAACTGCTAAACTTCCCACCCTTGATATCATCAAGGATTTATTTGGCAGTTATGGTCTTTTGTGTAAAGAGCTAGGGGTGGAGCCAGCGTATAAGGAAAAATTGTGCGATGAATTTTTTGAGGATTATAATAATGCAGACATTTGCGTCGATACGAGAGAAAACAAACCTTTGAAGTTTACTAACTCCCAAAGCATGAAGTTAGATTTCGGGGATTACACACTTACACCAAGCACATATACCTTCACACATGTTGAGAGAAAATCCTTTAATGATTTCGCCACCACTGTCACCAATGGCCATGAAAGGTTCCTTAGGGAACTTGATCGTTGCAAAAGTGTTGGATGTTATATGTTTATTGTAGTCGAAACCAACTTCAGTAAACTTGGGAAGACTAATAATTTCGCATACAAAAGGTTCAATCTTGATTATGTGTTTAATAAGATGAGGAAGATCGAAGCCCAGTACGCTGACTGTTGTCAGTTTGTATTTAGCGGGTCTAGAAAAGATAGTCAGGAACTTATACCAAAAATTCTTTGTTTAGGCAAGAGGTTGTGGAGAGTTGACCTGCAGTACTTTTGGAATAAAATTTTAGAAAAAAATGAGTTGGACAGAGGGGAACCAGAAGCTTTACAAGAAGTTTCAGAACATAAACCAAGAAATACTTTCAAAAGAAGGTTACATCGAAGAAGGAGAGGCTAAGTTACTTTTATATAAGTTTCTTAGGGAGAACCCGTCTTTCACATCTGAATTGTTTACAGGTGTGAAGTTATTCCCGTTCCAGCATATGGCCATTAAGTCTATGATGGAGACTGATTACTTTTTAGGAATTTGGTCTCGTGGTATGAGTAAGTCTTTCTCGACGGCTGTGTTCGCTATACTGGATGCTATAATGAACCAAGGCGTTCAGATTGGCATTATCTCTAAATCGTTCCGTCAATCCAAGATGATCTTCAAAAAGATAGAAGATATCGCAAAAAGCCCAAAAGCTGAGTTTTTATCCCAGTGTATCACAAGGACATCGAAGATGAACGATGAATGGGTTATGGAGATAGGTACTAGTAGTATTAGAGCCTTGCCGTTAGGCGATGGTGAAAAGCTCCGTGGTTTCCGTTTCCAAAGGATGATTATTGACGAGCTTCTCCTCATGCCTGAGAAAATATACAATGAGGTTATTATGCCATTTCTATCTGTTGTCGAAAACCCCACAGAGAGGCAGGAGGTCTACGACCTTGAAACAAAAATGATAGAGGAAGGTGAGATGGTCGAAGATGATAGAACCCGTTGGCCGAACAACAAAATAATAGGTCTATCTTCCGCATCTTACAAGTTCGAGTATTTGTTTAAGCTTTACCAGCAGTATGAGAATTTAATTCTAAATGAGAACAAGCAGGATGGCGCTCATAGAGTTATTATGCATTTTAGCTACGATTGTGCGCCCCCTCAGTTGTATGATCAAAATTTAATCAACCAATCTAAATCAACAATGAGTCAGGCTCAGTTCGACCGAGAGTTTGGAGCTTTGTTCACTGATGATAGTTCAGGGTATTTTAAGGTTAGCAAAATGGCGGGTTGTACTTTACCAGATGGGGAAGGTCAGTGTGTAGAGGTCGTAGGAGACCCCAAATCCAAATACATACTGGCATTTGACCCTTCTTGGTCCGAGAGTGAAAGCTCAGACGACTTTGCGATGCTTTTGGTAAAGGTCCACCCAGAGACCCGCAAAGGGACTGTGGTGCATAGCTACGCAGTTTCTGGTACTAGTTTACAGAGCCACATAAAATACATGGCTTACTTACTGATGAACTTTAACATAGAGATGGTTGTGGGTGACTACAACGGAGGCTTGCAATTTCTAAATGCATGTAATGAAAGTGGGACATTCAAGAAGTTAAACCTTAAGATGGGTCAAGTCGATGCTGAGTTAGACAACCCGAAAGAATACGTTAAGAACTTACGCAAGTTAAAAAACAACATAAATAAGAAGGAGAGGAAGTTCGTGTTCCTGAGAAAACCAAGCTCTGTTTGGATTAGATTCGCTAACGAGAACCTACAGGCCGCATTCGACCATAAGCGCCTATACTTTGCTGGAGCTGCTATGGATGATAACTACAACATGCAGAGGAAGGCTAACATACCCATAGATAAACTTAAGTTTTTAAGAAACCAAGATATGGAAGAAAAGAACAAAGGGGCTAGGATGATTGACTTTGTAGAACACCAGAGAGATATGATGGACCTTATAAAGGTTCAATGCGCCTTGGTGCAAGTCACAACATCCCCACAAGGAACCCAAAGCTTTGATCTTCCTCCCAACCTTAGAAAACAAAAAGGGGCCGACAAAGCGAGGAAAGACTCTTACTCCGCAGTGGTCTTGGGGAACTGGGGGATGAATGTTTACTTTGATATGCTTGAAGATAAAGGTGATGATATACAGACAACCTTTACTCCAATGTTTATTTCTTAACTTTTAAAAGTTAGAAAGTTACTTTGTGTGTAATATAATATTACAATGGCGAGGAAATATACAAAGAAATCAGATTACTGGCAGAAGTTTAACAAAGAGCAGAGTCTCTCGGATTTGGTACAGCCAAGTCAGCCAGAGGAGTCTTACTCACCGGACCTAGTGGGAGAGGCGTTTTATACATCTGATGCTTCTTATGGTCATGTTTCGAAGGCTAGGACAAATAGCGCACCAACAACTAGGGCTACTAGGGTGAATGCTTCTGCTGTTAGAACCACAATAGACAGGTTCTCCAGCATCCGAAAGGGTCTACTCCCGTATGAGTATGCTAGTGACGGAGTCCATGTTCGTGAAGGTATAGAGCTATGCCAGAAGGCATACGCTAACGTGGCAGTGTTTAGGAATGCTATAGACATCATGTCTGAGTTTGCTAACACAGACATTTATCTTGAAGGAGGAACAAAGAAGAGCCGGGAGTTTTTTACAGAGTTTTTTAAGAGAGTCAACTTGATCAACCTCAAAGACCAATACTTTCGTGAGTATTACCGTAGTGGGAACATATTCATATATCGTTTTGACGGAGAATTCAAGGCTGACGATTACGCTAGACTTATGAACCAAGTAGGGGCCATAAACCCTAGTGCCAACAAGATACCTGTTAAGTATGCTGTGCTGAACCCTTTCGACATAGTGGCCAAAAGAGCTTCTACTTTTAACATTGGTGCTTATGAGAAAGTCCTTTCTGAGTATGAGCTTTCTAGACTCCAGAACCCTCAAACAGAAGAAGATCAGCAAATTTATGATTCATTGGACGAAGATCTAAAAAAGGTCGTCGATGATGGGGGTTATTACACAGATGGCGTTAAAATCAAACTAGATCCGCAACGCCTGAGCTTCTCCTTTTATAAAAAACAAGATTATGAGCCATTCGCAATTCCATTTGGTTACCCAGTCCTAGAGGATATCAATGCCAAGCTTGAGCTTAAGAAGATGGACCAAGCTATCACTCGCACTGTTGAGAATGTAATTCTTCTCATCACTATGGGCGCTGAACCAGAAAAAGGGGGCATTAATGGTAATAACATCAACGCTATTCAAAACTTGTTTAAAAACGAATCAGTAGGTCGTGTTCTGGTGTCTGACTATACAACAAAGGCAGATTTTGTGATTCCAGACCTTAACAAAGTTCTTGGACCTGCTAAGTATGAGATACTTAACCAAGATATCAAGCAAGGTCTACAGAACATTGTCTTAGGTGAAGAGAAGTATAATTCAACACAAGTAAAGGCTCAGATATTCATAGATAGGCTCCAAGAAGCACGGCAATCATTCATGAACGACTTTTTGCAGAAAGAAGTTAAGAGAATCGCTAAGAGTCTTGGTTTTAAATCTTACCCTACCGTTTGCATGAAAGATGTTGACATGCGTGACGAGGTACAGCTTATGCGTGTAGCTACTAGACTTATGGAAGTTGGAGTACTTACCCCTCAACAAGGTATGGATATGTTTCATACAGGTAGGTTCCCCAATTCTGAGGATATCGCCCCTGCACAGAAAGACTTTGTAGAGAAAAGAAAAGAGGGTTATTACAATCCTATTGTGGGAGGTGTGCCTATGATTGAAGACGAGGTTTCTGTGGACCCTAAAACCAATACCACTCCTAAGGCTGCTGGTAGGCCCAATGATACCACGACAACAGAAGCTAACTATTCTCGTTCAAACATACAAACTACTATATACGAAGTAGAGGCGCTTATTTCACAAGCCAAAGAGCAAATGAAAGAAAAGCTTGATTCAGAGGAGCTTGACAAGCAACAGAGCGACATGGTTACCAAACTTTGTGAGTCTATTGTATGTGCTTCTGACAAGAAGAATTGGGGACAAACTTTATCAGCTTGCATGCAAGACTTTAACTCCATCGAAGATTTAAATACATTAGATAGCATTTTAAGTGTAAGCACTAAACATAACTTGGATGTTTATGCATCCGCAATTTTATATCATAGCAATGAAAATTAATCCTGAAGATATTGAAGTACCTCTCGAAAGTGAGATGACCGTCAAAGACGGTGAAATTGAGTTGTCAATTGCCAAGAAATATGGTGATGCTGAAGCTGGAGTTTATAAATCATATATGAGTGTCTGTGCTGCAGATGATAAATGTATGGTTGATACCAAAGGCATGGACAAGGATGAAACTATGAAGTGTTGTTCCGCTCAGTATGGAAAGATGAGAGCTATGATGATGGATGATAGCAAAGGCGAGTTGAGCGAAGATCAAAAGAAACTTCCACCTGCACTGCAAAAAGCAATCATCGAGAAGATGAAAAAAGCGGGAAAGTACAAAGACTCCGAAGAGAAAGAGGAAAAAGAAGATTAATAACTGATGCCTTATAAATATACTACATTCTTTGAATCAGAAATTTGCGCTCGTCAAATAAACGAGACTTTTGTTTCAAAGGCTTCCTTAGAAGAGCTTGCATCACTCGTCCCTAATGATATAGATTTTGAGAAGAATATTGATCTGTTGGGCGTATCATTTAACGCCGCAGTTGTAAATATGTTCAACAAGAACGGTGACGGCCTAAGCACCGAAACAGCTTTAGCCTACACAGAT